TAGACCTTGTGAAACTGCTAGACCAGTAGCTTGTGCGGGGCCTCCACCCTTTCCACGTTCTTTTTCATCTATACGAGTAAATTCTTGTATAGCATCTTTAATTTCAGAACGTATAATATCTGTGATTTGTTTTTTAGATATTTTCATGTTAGTTTCCTCTATATATTTCATTACGTTGTCAGGATTGATAAACTTGGGATTACTCTTTATTTGTCCAGTAGTATCATCCATCTTGTGTTTAATCATTTTTTGTGGTACATTTGATAATTTACCATCTTTATTTTCTTCTTCAAACGTACTCTTAAATTTTTTCGAAGTACTATTAATTTTAGCGGCTTTTACTTTATTTTTTCCTTCAGCTTTATTAGCTAGTTCCATATTTTTATTTGGAAACCAACCAATTCCATCATAGTTATCTCCGTCTTTACCACTAAAACTATTAGTCTTCTTTACCAATTTTGATAATTTTATGTTAGCCATAATTATTCTCTTATATAAATATATCTTAGTTTAAAAACTCGACATTAATGGGTCTGGTATACCCAAAAAATCATATAATAAACTTCTAACCAATGTAGGTATTCTTGAATCTCTACCAAATCCTTCTAAGTTACTTCTTAAAAATGTAGCACCATCACCAGTTCCAAGATTTATACGATTAATAACTACTTCATCGTCATCTTTGTTCACTAATACTGTGTATAGAGCTTCATATTTATGTCCAGCACCATCATCCGCTTTATCAAAGGTTCTACCAATAACAAAATACTCTTTATCATAACCAGTAACTTGATTTGTATTAGCTTGGTCACCTTGTATTTGATTTTTTATCTGTTGGATAGCTAGAGCACCAGTAGTAGCTTCTGAAACAACACTTCTTACCAACTTACGTACTTCACCACGTATGTTTTTTGATATCTCAATAGCCGCTAATTGTTTCTCAGCTTTTTTTCTTGAATTATGTGTTCCGAGCCTTTTACCACCACTCTTACCATAAACAACGTACTTATCTCCAACTTTTTTAATCATTTTTATACGGAAATTTTTTGTTTAAAAATTCTTTTCTTTTTGTACAACCACCACACTCTTGGATTTTACCACGTGATACTGTTTTTATAGCTCTAGCGATAGTATCACCCAGACCTTTATCAATTTTTTTCATTGTTTTGTTTGTTAACTTATCCATCTTTTTCTTCTTTACCATCTTCTTTACTATCTACAGTAAAACCATATTCTTCTTCGATGTACTTAATAATAAATTTGTAGTTTTGTACTAATAATTTAGCATTTTCAGATAAGTCTTGTAGTGAATTTCTAGCGAATTGTAACCTTAACTCGTTTTCTTCTTCTGATTTTTTAGGGTCTTTTGGATTCATCATTATAGCGGTCATTTTTCCAAAATTTGTTAATGTTGGAACAAGATTTTGAACTGCCGCTAACATACCCTCACCAAGACCTTTTAAAGTTTCGTCTTCGGCTTCTGTAAGAAGTTCATTTAGGTCTGGATTAAATGTGGGATTTTCTAATCTGTAATTTCTCCAGTTTTTCCACATATTTCTATCTTTCATATTAGACTCCAGTCAAAATATCAGAAATAATAGATTCGGTTTTACACCATTTGTCACACACACTTCCATCTTCTCTAAGATTTTGGTTATTTTCGTAGTTAACACCTTCGTTCATTGGATGCATAAAAGCACCATGTGTAGATGGATTGGATACAAAGTCAAAAGCTATCAATTCAAAGTCTTTTTGTACTTCTTGTGCTCCACTTTCATTACCCTCTGATACCGAACCCATACCACGAGAAGAAATACCAAGTTTAATACCAGCTTTAAATAACTCTTTGAGTATGTTACCTGCTGGTGTAGGAAGTATTTCTACTTTTCCAAGTAAATTTTGACCTTCCCACCACATTTCACTTACATTGTGTGAGACGTTTTTTAGATTAACGACTGCAGATTCTGGATGGTCAAGTTCACCCATGGCTCTTTTTTGATTGATAAATTCTTTAGTGTATTTTTTAGCTTCTCTCATTAAAATCTCTCTTGGATATACTCTACCATTCTGATTTTTTGATTCAGCTCTTTGTAATACACCACTAACAATCAATCTACCATTATTGTCGGAAATTGACTCGTTTATTTGTTGTGAAGATACTTCAAATAACATAGTATCTATTAAAAGTGACTTGGACATCCTTGGCTCCTATTTCATGAAATCAAATTCTTTTTCGTTAAATTGTTCTTCAAACTCATTCGCATAATCTTTAGCTAGTTCTAACTTATTTTTTTTAGAAAAGGTGTTTCTATCACCACCAAAATCTTTTACGTACTTTTTAGCACCATCATCAATCAAATACATAAATGCTTTAACAGCTAACTTAGGATTAAACTTACCTCTTTTTTTGAATTTAGATAAATTCTTTAGAATTGGTATATATCTTTGTTTATAAAGAGTAGCATCATTATCAATATACAATCTTAACTCTCTTGATTCTGTTGAAATTTCTTTTAATATACCATCTCTATTTAATTTTTTTAACTCTTCTACAATAATTGTTTTTACAGCATCTGCTACTAAGTTTTCACTTTGTAATTTTTTCTTCTCTTCAATTTTATGTAGTAAAAATCCTTTTGCTAACTTTTTTTCCCTAACAAAATCTGTGTCTCCGTATTTTCTTCGTAGAGTAACTGGTAATTCTACATTACCACCATGATTTATGAAGTGAGCTACTCTTTTAGCATCTACTTTATAAATTTTTCTCCACTTGTTTTCTGGGAGATTATTTAACCAACGATGTACCTCTTTTATTTTAAATCGTTTCACAGATATCTCCTAAGAAGTCTTTCTTAATTTTGGGTCAATAGCTAACATATAACCTAAAAGTGTAGGTTTTCTATGTCCACCACTATATCCAGACTTCTTTTTCTTCTTTTTTCTTTCTTTATCGTTAACCCAGTATGGAGTAGATGGTGGGCCTTCACCCCCGTCAATATTACTCGACACACTTGCTTCGTTTAATTCTACTCTTACAATTGATTTTATAAGATTACGAAGTTCTTCTAAACTATCCTTTTGAAGTGACATTGTTTATCTCTTCAACTAACTCATAATATCTCATCAAATTAACAACATCATTATCTTTAACAACTCTATGATTGGTTAAATTCTTAGTTAACTTCATAGCTTCTTTTAGTTTTATAGTAGTAACTTTATCGTCTACGTCTTTTACCTTTTCTTTTAATTGTTTGTTTATTTTTGAGATTTCATCATTTATAAACTCACGTAAAGAATTGGTATTAGATATATTTTCTATGTATTTTTTTAGTAATACCTTTTGTTGTTCATTTAAATCTGAATATTTATTATTGAACTTATCAACTAACATTGAATAAGTCAACAATCTTAAATCTTTTTCTGACTTCTTATAAGTCTCGATTATCTTATTTGTTTTTACTGAAGAATCTACTTTCTTATTTATAATATGTTCAACAATAGAGTACTTATTACGTATTTCATCCGTTGGATTGTTTCTATGTTGATTAGTATTATACTCAAACAATTTGTATACAGAAGCAAAAACTTTATAATTTGGAATACGAGATGAAAAGAAGTTTACTATGTCGTAAGACTCTTTAATACTCTTTATCAAATTATATTTTTCTAACTTTAATTTTTTGTTAGATAATCTTTGTCTTGATTTTACGACAGCTTCAATTAATTTTTCAGCCTGTTTTTCATTAGTAAATTTTTCATTCATCAAAACATTATAAAGTTCTAATTCTTTACCAAGTTCTGTAGTTTCTGAAAAGAAATTTTTCATTGTTTTAATAGCTACAGAATTATCTTTGCCATTAAGAACGTCCGCCGTTATCTGTCTTGTTAATAGTTCGAAAAGAATACCAGTATTCTTTATTTTTAAGTGTTTTGTTGAGGCCATTTTAAGCTCCGTATTTTTGTATATAATTCTTCTATTATAAATATTAGAGAACTCTATTTATCGTTATTTAAAGTGTCATTTACTTCACGTTTATACTCTTCTTCTACAGAATTAGTTTCATTTATCAGTTTTAAGTCACTATTATTCATAGATTTCTTCAACTTATCTAAATGTGCTAATGCTATAGACTTACCACCCTTACGCATATCTACTACACCAAGTGGGTCTCTCCCTCTAGCAGAACCATCCTTAGCAAATTTAGGTGGTCTTTTTGGTCTACCAGCTCCCTCGTGACCTCCAGGTGGTGAACCACCTTCTGGACCAAGTTCGTTTTCTTGTTTTTTCTTTTTAGCTTTATCTCTAGCTGTATAGTAATCAGTTTTACTTGGTGTTACCATATCGTCTTCACCATACTCATCTTCACCAGAACCACCAGGTGACGCTGGGTCAGCACCTTCATCTGCAATAGACGTGTATCTGAACTCTCTTTTTTGGTCATCAACGATTTGTTTTCTTACTAAATCTTTTTCTTGTGCAGTAAAACCAAATATTTGGTCATATACATATTCAGTAGATAGTAATTTATTATCTTTCATTGATGATGCTAGGTCAATTTTTGTTGACCACAATTCAAGTTTTTCTTGTTCATATATCATTGATGGATTTGTAAGTGATAGTTCAAAATTAACAAGGTCTGCGTCTGTGTAACCTTGTGCATATAAATGAACTATACCAATCTTTGTCAACTCACTAATTACGATTCTTTGAATCCTTTCAATGGTACGAGCAAATCTAACATCTTCTGCCGCTAAAGTTGCTTTAGCATTAATTTCATCTTCATACCCTAAAAAAGCTTTAGGTATTTTTAATGCGGCTAGTAATTTATTTCTTAGGTATTCAATATCATCTACGGCTTCAAATGTCAATCCAGCGGCCGTATCAATTTCTGTACCACTATCTCCACCACGAACTGGTAAGAAGAAATCTTCTGTTATATTTTGAACATTGTATTTTAAATTGTAATCACCAGTTTCTTTATCAATAACTGGTGCTTTCTTCATCTTATTGATGATTCGTTGCATATAGTTATCAACCTCATTTGGTGGTATGTTTCCAATGTCAACTTTAAATACTCTTTTTTCTGGTGCTCTCATTATACGATGTATTAACATAGCATCTTCCATAAGAGTTAATTGTTTCCAAACCTTACGAGCTCCTTCAATCATGGATTTACCATAAGGTAACATATTACTATCTGATAACAATCTAAAATGTCCAACTTCGTAATTTTCTAATTCTGATTCTAATTGTCTTGTACCACCAACTGTATATTTTGTTTCTGGGTCTTCAACAATGAACTTTACGTAGTGTGGATTTGTTGGGTCGTCTCCCTCTACTCTTGATACAGTATATGGGGATATTGGTTTAACATTTACGATACCAAACTTTTCTGCTATTTCTAATTGTAAAAAGAAATCACCATACTTACACATATTACGAATCCATGGCCATAGATTAAATTCTATGTTGATAACATCATAGAATAAGTTACGTAAAATGTCATGTATATTATCGTCTTCTGAACGTATCTGTAATATGTCTCCATATTCAGACCTCATTGTAGACTCATCCGCATATATATCAAGTGCAGATGATAAGATTGAATCATTGTCCATTGATTCATAATCAGAAAATAGACCAGCTCTCTGTCCTCTATCAGTAGTGGCTTTCTGTCTACCAACACCATATGGATTTTGTAGATTACTATACAATTTAGTATATCTATCTGTCAAGTCTGATACAGCTTGTACTTTAT